AATTGGAAATGCATCTGTTGGTACTAATGCAAGATTAACAATTGCTAATATTGGAGATGCTAACGAATTGATCTTTAATAACGTTCAAGGTGAATTTATTGTTGGTTCCGCAAATACTATGATGTACACCAACAGTTCTGGTATTACAACCGAACTTAACTATTCTAATGGTGGAGATATTCAGATTTCCACTATTAATGTTGATAGTGATGGATTACATTTTAAGGTAAATCATAAAAATCATGGAATGTATTTCTCAGATAACTCCGTTATTCTTTCAAATGCGACACCCGACACAATTCCAACTACAATTACTGCCGAATATAACTCAGATTCAGCAGATGGAATTACTGTAGCAGATTCTTCTACTTTTGGAACCTTTGAAGGTGTTGGAATTGGAACGACTAATACTGGTTATGTATTAATTGGTGATGAAGTCATTGAATATACAAATGTAACTGGAAATACGATTGGTGGTAATATTGTCAGAGGAACAAATGCTAGAACATATCCAATAGGAACACCTATTAGAAAATATGAATTGGCAGGAGTTAACCTCAAGAGAATCAATAAAACCCACTCATTGAGTGATGTAACGGATACAGATCCATTCACATTTGATTCTTATAAAATTAAGATTGATACTTCTGAGAAGTTTAATGATGATAATGAAGATCGTAGTGTTGATACTTCATATCCTAAACTATACTTTAATGAGACCAAAACTTCTGGTGGATTTAAAGTAAGAGCCACTCAGAATATTCCTTTTGAAGTTATTACTCCTAACATTCAAACAATGTTAGTTTCTGGAACTTCTTTAACAGGATCTGTCAGAACAGTTAGTGGAAAGAGTATTAGTGGATCCGAAATTCCTTATGCTGAGGTTGGATTTGAAACTATTAATATTAATTCTGCAAACTACTTAGATACTCCTAGATTGATTGCATCTAAAGTTAATGAAGATCGTAAGTTGACAAATATTGCAGGAAATAGATCTCTGAATATGAGATTGAATTTAAATTCAATTGATTCTCGTATTAGTCCTGTAATTGACACTCAGAGAATGAGTGCAGTTCTAACTTCTAATAGAGTTAATGATGTAATTTCTGATTATGCATCTGATAACAGAGTAAAAACTGTTTTTGATGATCCTACGGCATGTCAGTATATTTCTAATGAAATTATTCTAGAAAATCCAGCATCTTCAATTAAGATTCTACTTTCTGGACATATTGATGAGACATCTGATATTAGAGCATTCTATTCAGTTTCTGAAAATGTAGGTGATGAACCAATCTTTACACCATTCCCTGGATATAAGAATCTCAATAGATTTGGTGAAGTGATTAGTGAAGAGAATAGTGATGGTAGACCAGATACTCTTGTAGCAAGGTCTAATACAAGCTCATTCTCGGAGTCTAATACGGAATACAAAGACTATACCTTTACAATTGATAATTTACCATCATTCAAGATTTATAGAATTAAATTGGTACTTACATCAACTGATCAAGTCTTCGTTCCAAAAGTTAGAGATTTGAGAGTACTTGCACTGGCATAATATGGAATTTTATGAATTGGAAGGTCATAAGGATCTCGCAAGAGATCCTCAGACCAATGCTGTAATTAATGTAAACGATTTAGAATATAAGCATTATATTTCTAGACGTGAATCAAAGCATAAAAAGAATCAAAAGGTACAAACTATTGAGCAGGAAGTTGCTAATATGAAGAGTGATTTAGATGAAATTAAGTCTTTACTAAAGGAGTTTTTAAATGGACCCAAGTAACATTGAATTGAAAAATCTTTCGAAAAATTTTGCTTATACTAAACTAGCATCTCAAATTGATGAATGTGAAGATAAAGAGGAATTAAAAAATATTGCAAAAGCATTTTGCAAATTATACTATAAGCAGCAAGAAACTATTGCCGTCATCGGATTACCTACAGAGTAATACCCTAAATACAGTTAGGAAACTTGTGATTAAATGGCACAACCAGCAAGTAGAACAGAGTTAATAAACTATTGCAAAAGGCAACTGGGAGCACCGGTCCTTGAGATCAATGTTGCCGATGAGCAAATTGATGACCTTGTTGATGATGCCCTGCAATATTTCCACGAAAGACATTTCAATGGAGTAATTCAGACTTTTCTGAAATATAAAATTACTCAAGGAGATGTTGATAGAGGGAGAGGAAGAGGTGGTGATAATCCAGTTGGTATCGTAACTACAACTGGAACATCAACCATTGATGGATCTTCAGTACAGTTTTCTTTTGAAGAAAATAGTAATTATCTTCAAGTTCCATCATCAGTTATTGGTGTAAATAAGATATTCAGATTTGATGGGTCAAACACTGTAACAAATAATATGTTCAGTGTAAAATATCAATTATTTTTGAATGATGTATATTATTGGGGTTCTACTGAAATTCTTAGTTATGCAATGACTAAGACTTATCTTGAAGATTTAGATTTTGCATTAGGAACAGAAAAGTATATAAGATTTAATCAAAGACAAGATAGACTTTACTTAGATTTTGATTGGGGTGCAGCAGCTGCAGACGATTATCTAATTATTGATTGCTATCGTCTTTTAGATCCAAACGATCATACAAAAGTTTGGAATGATGCTTTCTTAAAGAAATATCTGACAGCACTGATTAAGAAGCAATGGGGTCAGAACTTAATTAAATTCCAAGGAGTAAAACTTCCTGGTGGAATTGAACTTAATGGTCGTCAAATATATGATGATGCAGAAAAAGAGTTAGAAATAATTCGTGAACAAATGTCTAATACATATGAACTTCCACCATTCGACATGATAGGATAGTAATATGTTAAATCCATTTTTTACTCAGGGTACTCAGGGTGAACAAAGTCTTGTTCAAGACTTAATTAATGAGCAGTTGAGAATGTATGGGGTAGAAACCTTTTATCTACCCAGAAAATATGTCTCCGAAAATAGTATCATAAGAGAAGTTGTTCAATCAACTTTTGATATGGCTCTTCCACTTGAGGCATATGTTGATAACTATGATCAATACTCTGGTGCTGGAAACATACTATCAAAATTTGGAATAGAGTCAAAAGATGAGATAAGACTTGTAATTTCAAGGGAGAGATTTGAAAATTACATCACTCCCCTGATAGAAAATGAAGACAATATTAAATTATCAACCAGACCAAAGGGTGGAGATCTTATCTGGTTTCCACTGGATGATAGAATTTATGAAGTAAAAGATGTTGAGTATGCAAAACCATACTATCAACTACAAAATCTTTATGTATATGAACTCACCTGCGAACTCTTCAGAATGGAAGATGAGGTCATTGCAACTGGTGTAGATGAAATTGATGATAATCTCATTGGAGATGAAACTGATGGTGTTACAGATGATGGTATTAGTACGATTCAGGGAATTACTCAAACTCTTACACTTATTGGAGCAGCATCAACAGCAACCGCAACCGCAGCAATATTTGATGGTGGTGTAAGATTCTTCACTATTTCTGATAGAGGTGGTGGATATGGAGAAATTCCTACTGTGGCAATTTCGTCTGCACCATCTGGAGGAACAACTGCAGTTGGTATTGCTACTATGATTGGTGGAATTAATGTATGTAATTTGAATGCAAACCCAAGATTGCAATCAGTACAAGGTGTAAATATTGCAAATTCTGGTGCAGGATATACAGTAGCACCAAGTGTAAGAATTATTGGTGATGGTGTAGGTGCTGCAATGACAACAACCATTGGAGATGGTGTTGTTGGTATAGTAACTATTACTGCAGGTGGTGGTGGATACACAGAGAGTCCACAAATTACATTTACAGGAATTTCTTCAGTATCTGCTGCTGCAACAGCTGTAGTTAGTGCTGCAGGAACTATTTCTGCAATCTACATGACAAATGCTGGTCTTGGATATACTGAGGCACCAACTATTTCTATTGCTGCTGCAAATAGTTCTGGATCTGGTACATTCCAGTTTAATGAAATTGTAACAGGGTCTGTTAGTGGAACTACTGCAAGGGTTAGAACTTGGAGTTCTGTTACTAACAATTTAGAAGTAGCAACAGTATCTGGAACTTTCCTTGTAGGAGAATCTATTGTAGGTGGAACATCTGGAGCATCTTACATTCTAAGGGTATCTGATAAAGAACCAATGGATGATGGTTATGCAGATAACTTCGAGATTGAAACAGAAGCAGATTCTATTTTAGACTTCTCAGAACAAAACCCATTCGGTATTCCCTAAATAAAACTATCTCATAAGAATGATATTGTAGGGATTAAAAATGTTTGAGTATTTTTACAACGAAATTTTAAGGAGAACCATCATATCTTTTGGTACTCTTTTCAATAATATATCAATTCAGCACAAAGATTCTTCTGATAGTGTTGCTAGCGTTGTAAAAGTTCCCCTGGCATATGGACCTACTCAGAAATTTTTAGCAAGGATTGAACAATCTCCGGATTTAAACAAACCATCCGCAATTACTCTTCCGAGGATGTCGTTTGAATTTACTGGACTTACATATGATCCTTCAAGGAAAGTAACCACTACAACAGCATTTACAGTAAAAGATCCTAATGATGGATCTGAGTCAAAAAAGACATATATGCCAGTTCCATACAATATGCAATTTGAGTTGAGCATCATGACCAAACTAAATGATGATGCTCTTCAAATTGTTGAACAAATTCTCCCCTACTTTCAACCAGCATATAACTTGTCAGTAGAGTTGGTTGAAGCAATTCAGGAAAAGAGAGACATTCCTGTAGTGCTCGAAAATATTACGATGCAGGATGATTATGAAGGAGATTTTTCTCAAAGAAGAGTTCTTCTTTATACTTTAAGATTCACTGCTAAGACCTATCTGTTTGGTCCTTCTTCCTCTGCGACCAAGGATATCATCAAGAAGGCAACTGTCAGTTATCTCACTGGAACAGATCTTTCAAATACAACAAGAGAAGTTTCTTATTCTGTTGTCCCAAGAGCAATCAAAAATTACACTGGAGATCCAGCAACTACAATATCTGCAGATATTACAGCAGCAACTAAGACATTTGAAGTTGCTGATGTTAGTGGATTGACTGCTAAGTCATACGTTGATCTCAATGGTGAGCAGATCTTTATCAAGACAATTAACGGTAATAAGTTAACTGTCAATAGAGGTCAAGATGGAACAACCATTACAGATCACGTAGCAGGTGAACCAATTTATGTAATTGATGCTGCAGACAATGCATTGATTGCTGAAGGTGATGATTTTGGATTTAGTGGCAATACGTTCTGATGACTATGCAAATGAGTAAAAATTTTGACGAACTCAACGATACTTTTAATACTTCTGGAGATATCGTTAATCCAGAAGTAGTAGAAAAGAAAGTTGAGAAGTTGAAAGATTCAGTTGATGATATCAAAAAAGATTATGAGTATACTAGAGGTAATCTTTACTCAATCATCGAGAAAGGTCAAGAAGCTTTGAATGGTGTTCTTGAACTTGCACAAGAAAGTGAGATGCCAAGAGCATATGAAGTTGCGGGACAACTTATTAAGAATGTTGCAGATGCAACCGACAAACTTTTAGACTTACAAAAGAAACTAAAAGATGTAGAAGAAGAAAAGCAAGTCAAAGGTCCATCTACTGTTAATAATGCATTATTTGTTGGATCAACTGCAGACCTTGCAAAGATGTTAAAGGACGGACTTAAAGAAGATAATAAATAGTTAAAATTATATTTGAACGATGGCAGTCAATCCAGTTTTTAATATAACAATTCCTCAAGGTGCAGATTTTTCCGAAACTTTTGTATCTACTGAGACTGATGGATCGACTTCAAATTTAGCAGGTTATACAGGATCTGCTAGCATAAAGAAACATGCGAGTGCAACTACATCTACATCATTTACTGTTTCTATTACATCCTCCACTGCAGAAGTTTCTATTGCAATGACATCGGGGAAAACAGTTTCTTTAGAACCCGGAAGATATGTTTATGATGTTAGATTACAATCTCCAAGTGGATCCGTATCTAGAATGGTAGAGGGTATGGCATTTGTAACAGCAGGTATTACTACAACGTAAAATCATGCCTATTATTAGAAAAGCATCATCAGCACCAAGAGCAAGTATACAAAAAGGTGAAGCAAAACCCAATATAAAATCAGTTAGAAATATATCTGTAATTAGTGAAATGAATGACGCTTCATTTGGAACTTTAGATCAATCTAAAGATGGACTACTAGTGTCGTTTGATAATGCAACTAATAAATTCGTTTTAGTATCATCGGATGATATTTTATCAACATCGGTAGAAGATGTTGATTTGCCTGATGAGTTTGTTGATAGATTAGAAGAAGAACTTGTACTTCCAATAACAGAATTGGACGCAGGAGGATTCTAATGCCAAGAAGAGTAAGAGATTTATCAGATAATGAACTACAAATTTTAGACACTGACGGTGTTAGTAGAAATAAATTTGTGTTGCGATATAATGCAACAGCAGATAAATTTGAAGTTGTTTCTACTGACGATGTACTAGTCAGTTCTTTAACTACACCATCTCCAGAAGATTTTATTACAACTCTTGAATCTCAATTGGAAGATGTTGATAGAATTTTTGAAGGTGGATCATTCTAGATTACATGCTTCTATTTTATAAATAATACACTAGGTAGTATAGGTTCATACGAGAATGGCTGCACCCGTAATTCAGTTTAAACGTGGTTTACTAGCAAATCTTCCAGGACTGAAGGGGGGAGAGCCAGGATTTACCACCGATAGTTATGATCTTTATGTGGGTATTGATTCTACAACAACAAACAACCAATTTGTTGGTTCTGGTAGATATTGGTCCGTAAACTCTGCAACAAAAGGTGGAGGAGTTAACCTTGTAGAAGGTACAAATAACGGAACTGACTATATTACACTTAAATCACCAGATACTTTATCTGGTATTACCACATATACATTTCCAGCATCACCGACTAATGGAAATTTCCTGAAAACCAATGCTAGTGGTGATTTATCATGGGAAGAGGTTGTAACAAGTAATATCACAACCGCTGAAATTGCTGCAGCAACTCTTGTAACTGAATCGGAAGGTATTGGTTCTAATGATAACGATACTACTCTGCCAACATCAGCAGCAGTTAAAGACTACGTTGACAGTAATATAACAGCACAAGATCTCGATGTTGCCGGTGATTCTGGAACTGGTGCAGTTGATTTGGATTCTCAATCACTTACGATTGCAGGTACATCTAACGAGATTGAGACTTCAGCATCAAATCAAACCGTTACTATTGGTCTTCCTGCAGCAGTTACAGTCACAACTTCGTTGACAACTCCAACAGTTCAGGCAGGTGCTGTTAAAGCAAATGACGGAACAAGTGCTATCACGATTGCAGATAGCACTGGTAAAGTTACAATGGCAGGTGAACTGCAGGTTACTGGTAATCTGATTGTTGATGGTTCTACCACTCAGGTAAACTCAACAATTACAACCATTGAAGACCAACTCCTTGATCTTGGTATGGCTGATGGTGCTGTACCATCATCAGATCTGAATAAAGATGTTGGAGTTCTGTTTAACTACTTTACAGATACTGCTAGGAAAGCAGCATTATTCTGGGATGATAGCACTTCAAGAATTGTTGCTGCTGCACATGTTACGGAATCTTCTGGTGTTCTTACCACTGTAACTAGTGGTGCATTAGAAGTTGCTTCATTATATGTAAATGGATGTACTGGTTCTGCTGTTGAAGTTATCGGTTGTAGTAGTGGAGAAGTAGTTATTACTAATGCAACGATAGACGGCGGATCATTCTGATATTATGGATGAACAAGATTATACGAATCTGATTTCTGTCTATCAAAGTAAACTTTTTGATTTTATGAATCAAAATATTGCCTTAGAGGCAAGAGAGTTAAAATATAGACAGACTATAGAATCTTTGAATCAAAAGATATCAGAGTTAGAAAAGAAACCAAAAAGATCTGCAAAATCCACTGAAGAGTTTTGATAAATATCATTAACACTCCTAGTATATACTAGGAAAATGGTATATACCAACTGAGGGATAGATGGCAGATCCAAAAATTAGACTGAAAAGGTCTTCTGTAGAGAATAAGATTCCTACACCAGATCAGGTTCCTTTAGGTGAGATAGCTCTTAATACCTATGATGGATATCTCTACGCATCCAAAAATGTAGGTATTGGAACCACAGTTATTGCCATCAACCCTTTTAGAGTTGGTACTGGAACAAATACATATAACGCATATTTTACTGCTGGTAATGTTGGTATCGGTTCGGAAATACCAACCACAAAACTGGATGTTGATGGAACAGTAACTGCTACTTCATTTGCTGGTTCTGGTGCAAATTTAACTGGTCTGACTGGTGCTTCTGCAGCAACTTACGGAAGCACTGGACTGACACCTGTCATAACAGTTGATGCTAACGGAAGAATTACTGGTATTACAACCGTAACTACTTCTGGATCTGGTGGTGGAATTGCTCAAATTTCTGATGATACAACACCACAACTTGGTGGCAACTTAGATCTAAATTCTAAAGATATTACTGGAACTGGTAATGTAAATATCACTGGTGTTGTAACTGCAACATCATTT